TATAAACAGAAAACGATATGGCAAAGTTTGCAAATCCAAGAAAGAAGTTTAACTGGTCTATCCAGATATCTCCTGATCCACTCAACCCCTTCTTATTCCAGAAGGTTGAAATGCCCGAAAGTAGTATTGCCCAGGATGAACATGGTGATACCAACCATAGCATTAAAACTGCCGGTAGGGTAGAGTATGCTAACATCAGGGCTGAGAAACTCATGTCTTCAAGAGCTGGTGACAATTATATGTGGTCATGGCATGATACCTGCCAGAGTTCAGTCATCGGTGGTGGAGCTATACCTGATGTCTATAAGAAGACCATTGTAGTAACCGAGTTGGCAGAAGATGGTGTAACAGTTCTTAATACCTGGATGGCTTTCGGAGTATGGCCTTGCAAGGTAACTCCCACAGAATTGTCAAGGACGGATTCTGGTAATGCTATCGAGACGATTGAATTTTCGGTGGACAAGCTTCAGAGAGTTTAATATTTCGATCCCATCGAATTTAAAAGGGGGCTTCCGGTGGAGCCCTCTTTTTCTAGTATACCAAAGCTTAATAACCCTATACTACTATTCTAAATAAAAATCATGGTTGATCCAGCTAAATTAAATGAAGTCTATGGGGATGTAGTAAAACTTGTAACCCCCACAGGTTTTGAGGTAACCCTTCGTCAACAGAATGGTGATGATGATGATGTGATATCAAATGGGGTAATGTCTCAGGATGGGACTTCTATAAATAAATTTGTTTCTGGTATAGTAGTAGATACTAATTATACTACTAGTCGGAAACTTTCTTTGGATGATGTATTATCCATGAAACTATGTGATAAGTTCTTTATTATTTTAGCCAGTAGGATATACTCTCTGGGTAACATCCTAAGGTTCTCATTTCACTGGGATAATATGACCGCTCCCATAGAATATGAAGAAGACCTTTCTCAATATATCTGGGATTACTCTAAGGATTATTTTCCAAGTGATCTTAGAGATCCTGATTATTATAAGTATCGTATAGCTCCCCATAAATTTGGTGGTGATAAGGTTAGGGAGTTTACTACCAGAACTGGTAAGAAACTTATGTATACCTTTATGAATGGGTACGGTGAGAAATATTTACTTAAGTTAAATCCAGAAGCTCAAAGTAAGAATCAGGAACTTCTTGCCAGGGATTTAAAATTATGGGTTGATGGTAAATGGATAAAGGTCGAGAATTTTAGGAACTTTACTCCTTATGATATGGCCGATATCCGTAGGGAAATTAATGAAAACGATAAAGTCACTGAACTCATAACCGAACTTCAAAACCCAGTGACAGGGGAAATTATGCCTTACTTAATAGTGGGGACGCCGGATTTTTTCTTTCCTCGGGAAATATAGCCGAAGAGTATTTTTATATTTCCCAAAATAAACTTCATTTTACTTTTGCCGAATGGAAGTCATTACCCGTTAAGAAACGGATGGGGTTTTTGAAAATCTGCGATGATTACCAGGAACGGGTCTTAAGAGAAATTAAAAGCTAAATTATTATGCCTCCAGGAAGTACCAATCTCGGTATCGGGATTAGCATGTTTTTACGAGATGAATTCTCGGGACCAGCTGCAAAGATAAGGTCTTCCGCAGCTGGTATGAAAAAAACCACCCAGGAGCTTTATGATGACCAGCTAAGGTATACTAGAAACCTTTCAGCTGGCCTTGCTATGATTGGGGCGGCATCGTTAGCCGGTCTAGGTTCAGCTATTAAAAAGGGGGCAGAGTTTCAATACCAGATGAAGTTTACCGGTATAGTAACTAATGCTACTGCAGTAGAAAATCAAAAGCTTATTAAGTCAGCCCAGCAATTATCTACTCAGTATATGTTCTCAGCTGAGCAGATTGCTGCAGGTATGAAGGAGATGGGGAAAGCCGGTATGGGGGTCACTGAGACCATGACTAATATAAAATCGGCCATAGAACTTGCAATATCTACAGATACAGAATTGGCTTCTGCTACAGATATGATGATTGCCATTATGCAACAGTGGCGATTAGGTTTTGAGGATTCTGCTAGGGTAGCCAACATGATGTCATATGCAGTTAACGCTTCCGTGATTGACATGCCTGACTTAGCAGAGGCCATGAAATATGCCGGTGCTACTGCTATTGGTACGGGAGTAAAGATAGAGGAAGTAACAGCCATGATTATGGCTTTAGGCCAGGCCGGTATTAAAGGGTCTATGGCTGGGGTTGCTGTAGAGAATGCTCTTAGGTACATGGGTCGAGCAGTAGGTGAGTATGGTACTGGCCAGCAGAAGAAAGCTCTAGCTGATTTAGGTATGGGCTTGGATGACTTCGTTGATTCTGCCGGTAACATGAAGCCAATGGTAGAAGTCTTTGCAAGTATGAAGGCTGCTATGGATAGGACTTTTGGGCCAGACATGGGTGTTGAGAAACAGAACCTTTTAAATGCTATATTCGGGGTAAGGGGTAAGAGATCAGCCTCACTACTACTTAGGAACTTAGACCAGTTACAACAATACGTTGGTGAGATAAATACTAAGTCTGCCGACTTTGCCAGTAAGACAACTGCTGACCTTATGGGCCAGTTACATGCCCAAATGAAGATGACTGCTAATGCCTGGAAGATAATGGGTCAGAATTTAGCAGAGGCCATATCACCCATGTTAACTGGTATACTCAGCGTAGTTAAATACATAGGTCAAGGGCTTGGTTGGATATTTGATATACCCCTTATTGGTAAATTCCTTGCTGGTGGTATAGTAGGATTCCTTACCATTAAGACAGTGGCTATGGCCTTCAAAGTGGTAACTTCTGGGTTACTTCTAATGTATAGGCAGCTTACGGGTAGTGCTATTACCATGGCTTCTACTACCATAGCTGGGTTTAAAGGTATGACTTCTGCTGCTGCTGGTTATGCTGCGGCAACCACTGCAGCCAGAAGTGCAGAGACTGCAGCTATCCTATCACGTATGGGGTTTATGGGAGTTGGTAGAAGTAAAGTAGTATATAACCAAGCCGCGGGTCGTTTCATGAGGTCGTCAGGGGCTGCTAGGGGTGCTGGTACATTCGTAGCTGGTGGGGTGGCTGCTAGGTATGCCGCTATGTATGGGGGCCGAGCTGCTATGGGTGTAGCAGCTGGGGGTATGCTCGGCAGATTAGTTGGTATACTTGGTGGACCATGGGGTATGGCTTTATCATTTGGTATACCTGCTCTGGTAAATGTTATCATGAGCCTGATTAGGGGTAGTAGAGAAAACAAACATTCCACGGATCAAAATACTTCTGCATTAGAAAAAAATACTAATCAATCCCTAGCCTCATTGGCTAATGATAGGTCAGTTAAAATAGCGGCAGTAGAATATATATGGAAGAATCAGGGTAGAATAGGCGATATGAGTAAGCTGGCCATACCAGGTTCTGAACGGCCAGCTATGGATGCCTCATATATGGATAAGCTTCAGGAGCTAGTACAAAGTATGATAACTACTCAGGGGGAACCAGTTACTGTTATATTAAACGTTGATGGTACTCAGGTAGCTAAGGCAATGTTTACTAAAGGGATGCGTGGTAAATTAATACAGCAATAATATGGCAACACCAATAGACCCTATCTTTAGGGCAATGACATCTTATATACCTTCAACCAGTGCTTCTACTATGGTGCAATTTAGCCTAGATTACCGTAGAGCTTTGATCCTTAAGAAGAGGGCAGAAGAAGGTGAATTATTTGCTACAGCAGGACCAGATATCCAGACTCAGAATATTATAGATGCTGAAAGAGAGAACTTACAGGATAGACGTGCAGGTATAGCTCCTTTTGAAGATAGTAAGGGTCATAGTTTTAAAACACCGATAGGAGCTAGTATCGTTGAAGATTATGTGGCTAATATAGACTTAGACTATCAGGGGTATAATTCTGGTCATAGGGTTATTAAATTACCATTTATCCCTAAAGAACTGGATTACGGGAGTGATAGTAGTTATGCCACAGTAAAGCCTATAGGAAGGAATACCTCTAAATATCACTACATGGGTTCTGAGGATAGGCTTGAATTTGAAATAGATTGGCATTCTGTTGATTCTAGCAGGTTAGATGTAATATCTAAATGTAGGATGATAGAAGCTCTTTCAAAGAGTGATGGGTATAATGCACCACCTCATAGAGTTTTATTACAGTGGGGAGAAAGCAGCGTTTTATTTCAGGATCACGTATTTATTGTATTAAATGCTCCATATCGTTTGGTACAGTTTAATAAGGCTCAAGTTAATCAAGGAACTGGTAAGATAGAGCGTACAGACATGTTACCGATTCAGGCTTACCAGAAAGTAACTTTAGCACGTATTTCTAGTGCCAATTTAACTAAGAATGATATAGAATATGTAGCAAAAACCAAATTAACTAGCGACAGTTTCGTGGGGTATGCCAGGAAAGGCTATTAATAAATAAAATCATGGGAATAGAAGGATTATATGATAGGGGTTATCTGATAGAGTTTAAAGAGGGTGACAAAGCATTCTATAGGACTCATATTAATTATCGTGGATCTCAGGGTGATAAATACCATGTAGTGGCTGATAATGAAACTCTTCATTCCATTGCTCAAAGGTATTATGGGTCACAGTATCCTTGGTTCCTTATAGCTGATGCGAATAGTTCTCTCATATCAGATATCTTTGAGTTGACAGTGGGAGATACTTTATTAATTCCGGATTTAAATATTATCTATACTGCTTATGTTAGGGCTTAATGATCCCAATAAGGCCCCAGTAGTTTTTGTTTATAATGATACTGGGCTTTTACTTACTAATGTTATGGCGGGTAAGTCTATGGGGATTGTTGACTTTACTTATACCTATGATGATGAGGAAGAGGATAGTTGTCTAATAAGGATTCAGGCTTCTAGCGCAGAAGAGATTGATTCTCTGGGTATAGGTCGTAATAGTATCCTCAGGGTTCAGTGGGGGTATAGTAGTGGGGTTATGAGCCCAATGGCTACAGTAGCTGTTAGGGATATTAATAGTAAGTATGGGGCTAATATAATATATACAGAATACCATTGCCTAGATTTAACCACTTACCTTAAATCAGTTAGATCTGCGGATATAAGGAAAATATCCCTTATAGATTATATTTCAGATTACGCTGCTAACTCGGTTAATGTGGTTATTAAATGCGGTAAGGATATTATATTTAAAAAATCCCGTAATGTATCAGAGAAGGAGATACAGGAAGATTTTTACCAGTTGGGAGTAAGGAATGTTTCATTTAAGGATCCACCTATATTCGACCCAATGGCGGAATTTGTAGATGGGGTAGTAAAAGAAACGAATGCTGGTAAATGGTTTAATACTGCTGCCTGGGCTGATGTTCAGAGGTTCTTGGAAAAAGAACAGGACATGGTTTCAATTAATAGGTCACCCCATACTATTATAAATGAATACCTACGTGGTTGCCCATATGGACCATGGTTTATCACAGGTCGGGGTGATACCTTATTTATACATAATCGTAATCTTGGCTCTAGTGTTTATAGGGTTTATAATTATAACCAAGAGCCTGGGGATTTGATAGATTTTACTGCTGAGACCAAATATGATACTTTTGAAAAACAGGTTATCTCAAGTACTACCTTAGACCCATATACTAAGGGATCAACACAATTCGAGAATTTTCTGGATATGATGGAGAATACTAAAACTCTACCAGAGATTTTCGATAGTAAACTTATGACCAGCGAACAGAGAGATAAAGAACTTAAGAAGTTTGTTGCTGCCTATAGAGCTTTTAGGACTACTGGTGGGATCAGAGCTATTAGGTATGACAGGTTTACAAGGCAGGCAGAATGGGCTAGTAATTATACAGAACACGGGATACCTTATAATGAGAGTAGGGATATTATAACTTCTAAGGCTGATTTCGAATCTACTTTTGTTCCTGAAGGGGGTATAAATAATTCCCCACTTAAACAATATGCGGGTACCTTTATATTTTATGCTGTTCCTATAGATGATCCCGAATTCCTAATGAATGAGGAAATGAATACTCTCAGAGGCCTTCAGATGGAATCAGAAGAAGCTTCTTTTATCTTGGAGGGTGATCCATACCTTAAAAGTGAAATGGTAGTTGGAGTTGATAGGGTTCAGAAAGCCCATAAAGCTAATTATTATATAAAGAAATGTGAACACTCCATTATGGCTATGGGTTATAAAACTACTTTAGAAACGAGTAGGGTTAAACCAGAGGCTGTTATTAAATCACTATCTGCTGAATATGATAGTACTATCAAGGATAAAGATATTAAGGGTCTTTACGAAAAACAGGAACGTATCTTTAATAAGTGGGATGTTAACTTTCAACTTGAATTGGTTAGGGTTACTGGTGATAATTCATTCCCCTATGCTACCTCTAAGAAGGTAGTAACCCTTCAACAGATTCTGGAAGACTCCAGTGTTAGTGGTAATGACGATATGGTAGTAGAAAAAATTAAGGAATATGAAAAGGCTGGGTATAACCTTACAGTATTAGATAAATCATCAACTGATCCAAATAACCGATGACTTTACAAGAATTTGCAAGAGCTTTAATATTTCATGGGTTAGAAGCCATAGGTAAATATTATTCTTCATATCGTGGGTATGTAGTAGATAACGATGACCCAGATAATATGGGTAGAGTTCAGGTATTAATACCAGCTATTACTAATGACAAGAAACATACTAAGTGGGCTTGGCCAAGAAATCAGTATTCTGGTAATAATTATGGTGTACAAATCCTGCCCCAAATCGGTGATATGGTTTGGGTAGAATTTGAGAATGGTAATGCCAGATTTCCATTATGGTCTCATGCCCATTTCGGATCAGGTGAAAAACCAGAAGAATTTGAAACGCCTCAAGTATATGGAATAAAAACCCCTAAAGGTCAACTCATAGTTATAGATGATAGGGATGACGTAGAGAAGATCATTATCAACCAGGGGGAGAACGAGGGGTTAGTTAAAGTAGTCCAGTTAACTGAGAGGCTTAATGTTATTGAAGATAAGATTAATGATCACCTTGGTCATTATAAAACTCATGTACATATAGATCCTATATCGGGGTATACCGGAGTACCTACACCACCCCAGGGTAGCCCTAATATGGTTAATCCTGCTCCAGGCGATGTGGGTAAGACAGATCAGAGTTATATAGAAAATGAAAAAGTATTACACTAATGGCTGGTTATACAGAACAGCATCTTATTGATGCCTTAGTAAGTAGCATGGTGGATAATTCCTCCTATGCTGTATTAGCAGGGGAGGACATGCCATTGGTGATGCGCCAAGAGATGGAGTCATCTATGTCTAGGCTAGCAGAACCAATACATGATCATATAGTTTCTTGGGCTACAGACTCTGGTAGTGGCGGGCCACCCTATGAATACAATCTGGGTAATCCCCCATTTGATGGTTACATCCTGGCCTCGACCTCTGCTGGGGTTAGGTATTGGACTCCCCCTGGAACTGGAGGAGTAGTTAATGAAACTGACCCCATATTTATTGCCTCTCCCGCTTACAATATTACACCTACACAAATTACTAATTGGGATGCTGCATATGGTTGGGGAGATCATTCTACTGAGGGCTATTTAACTTCATATAGTGAATCCGACCCCATATTTATTGCCTCTCCTGCTTATGGTATTACCTCTACTCAAATCACTAATTGGGATACCGCATATGGTTGGGGAGATCATTCCTCAATAGGTTATGAACTTGGTTTAGGTAATCCCACTGTTGATGGTTACGTATTAGCTTCTACCACAGCTGGGATAAGATCTTGGGTTTCATTACCTACGGGTGGTGGTATGGTATACCCATCAGCTGGTATAGCTTTATCTACTGGGTCATCTTGGGGAACCTCTATAACCGATAATTCTTCTAATTGGAATACCGCATATGGTTGGGGAGATCATTCTGGGTTATACAGACCGGTAGCTTGGGTACCTACTTGGGACGATGTAACAAGTAAACCAACTGCATTTACACCAATTAACCATGGCTTAGTAAGTTCGTACCATACTGTATCCGGGCTAACTACTGGGCATTTTTTAAGAGCTTCTGGTTCTACTACATATGGTTTTGCTGCTCTATTAGACACAGATATCAAACCTTTATTAAATGATTGGTTTGAATTAGTTGGTACTGCTCCTAACCAATACATTAGGTGTAAGTACCCATTTGCTGGGGATTATGATATACAGGGTTATACGGATTTTGATCAATTTCCCCCTACTATCTGGGAGTCAATGCCATTAGCTACTACTCTGGCAATTGGTGGTGTTTTATTACCAGGGGGTACTACAACGTTTTTAAGGGGGGATGGAACTTGGGCTAGTCCTGGAAGTAGTATGGTATACCCCTCTGGTTCAGGTATACCAATAGTAGTAAGCGGAACTTCATGGGGAACCTCTATAACCGATAATTCTTCTAATTGGAATACAGCATATGGTTGGGGTAATCATGCTTCAGCTGGGTATTATGTAGGTACTTCTACTACTATTAGGGGTTTACTTTCTTCTACAGCTACTGGTTTAACATATACTTCTTCTACGGGGGTATTCTCCATTACTTCAGGTTATGGTATACCTACTACTACCCAGATATCAAACTGGAATACTGCATATGGTTGGGGTGACCATTCAGGTTTATATAGTTTAACAACTCATGACCATGGGGATATAGCATCTGCAGGTACAATCTCTTCAACTGCTGTTACCCCTGCAAGTACTGACTATATTTTAATATCGGATACTTCCGCTAGTAATGCTATAAAGAGGGGCATTCCTATCGGAACTGGAACCACGACATATTTAAGGAATGATGGTACTTGGGCTACCCCAGCGGGTGGGACTAACTACTGGCAAAGATCAGGTACTCTTATCACCACGGCTACTGCTGGTGATGATTTACAAATAGATGGCGATGTTTGGCTTAATGCTGCTGTATATATTACAAGTGCCTTTTTAGATACTCCCCTTGGGTATATGGTAGAGAATAATAACTCTAACCGTTTAGGAATAGGAACTGGTTTACATTTAATGGTTATTACTAATGCGAACCGGCATAAAGTACCGGGAGTAGCTGCCCAGACCCATCCTACTTTATCAGTCTGGTCTAATGCCGATCCAGAAATAAATCCTAATCAGTATATTGCCATGACCCATAATGGGACAGAGGGGGTTATTTGGTCGGCTACTGGGGTTGTTAAAGTTGATGATGCTTTAACAGTAACTGGAGCTTTAACATTAAGTGGTTTAAGTTCTACTGCTACAGCTTATGTATTATATTATAATAGTACTACAGGGGCTATTACATATGGTGATACCCCCTCGGGTGGTAGTGGGGTAACACCTGTTGATTCAACCCTGCTAGATTGGTCAACTGATAGGTATGGGCCGTATGCAGCAGCAGCAGCAGGGGCGTTAGATACAAGTTCCACAACACCTACCGGAACGGTAAGGCTTAATTATGGGGGGTACTTTTATGCCACTCGGCTATATGAAGGAAGTACAAGGGTATCGACCACATCACATGTTCATGGTGATATTACCGCGACTGGTGCTATTACTTCGACAGCTATTACTCCTTTAAGTGGTGACTATATTATATTGTCTGATAATTCTGCTAGTGGGGTATTAAAAAGGGGTATACTTATAGGAACCTCTACAACCACTTTTCTAAGGAATGATGGTACTTGGGCTACCCCTGCTAGTAGTGGAGTAACTGGTTCTGGAGTAGCTAATAGGGTAGCTTATTGGTCTGGTACTTCTACTTTAACTAGTAATGCTAACCTTACATTTAGTGGGACAGCATTAGCAGTAACTGGTACTATTACAGCTTCTAGTACGATGACGGCTAGTAACTTTATATTATCATCCGATGCTAGGTTAAAGTATAATATAAAACCAATCCCATTAAATGAATTAGATTTAACCTATAAGCAATTTGAATTGGTATCTGAACCAGGTCAAATAAGATATGGGGTAATAGCTCAAGATATAAAAGAGAAGTATCCAGAATTTGTAAGAACAGATAATATGGGTATGATGACAGTTTCATATATGGATATTCTTATAAGGGAAATAGCTTTTTTAAAGTCTGAGGTAAGTAAACTTAAGAGTTTAATTTAATGGCTGTACCAGATACAAATACATTTACTCTACAAAATGTAGTAGATGAAGTTAATCCCACTACTAATGATTTAGCTGATTGTTTTGCTGATGCTAATCCCTTGTATTTTGACCCTACTTATGAGGGTAGTAAGAATAGTCTTTTAAATTTTCGTAACTATGGATCAGTCCTTATCGGGGAATTTGGGTTAGCAGAAGGTTCTATATCTCATGGTTATGTCTGGAATGAGGATGAGGTATGGTCAGATACTCGTGATGCTACTTTTGGTGTGGCAGCAGTTACTTCTGGTGATTATAAGGTCGGTGTAGGGTATGGTGGTGGAAGTTTTATTATATATAGAAATTTCTGGACTTTTAATTTAGCATCTTTATCGGGGAAAACTATTGTTAGTGCTAAACTTGAATTTGCTATTACTTCTCAAACTGGTATTGATGTTGGGGGGGTCATAGCTAGGATAGGATCACAGGCTAAGTATTTGGGAGTTGGTGATTTCGATGCCTTTAGTTCTACTGAGTATGCTTTTACGAGGTATATTAAGATAAATGCTAGTGGAGCTTGTAGAGCCTACATTAGGTTAGAGGCTGCCAATTTGGCAGAGCTCAATGCTATAGAAGGGGCTTTTGGGGGTTCTTTAAAGTTGGCTATATTGCATGATTATGATGAGGAAGACATACAACCTAGTAGTGAATTAAGTTATACTTTTTATAGGGCTGGGGAGTGTGTTACGGGTTGTATTTGTCAGCCTCGATTGACCATAAGTTATAAATAATTAGTTATGGAAAAAATAAAATTGATGGGTAAATTTTTAAGGTTTATCCTTTTTCCCGATGTTTCCGGGATATCCCTAGCACCTTTTGGTATATACTTTAGGGAGAAGAGATATCTAACAGTAACTAGACGTATTACCCATGAATCAATCCATTGGAAACAACAGATGGAGATGCTTGTGATATTCTTTTATATTTGGTATCTCTTAGAATGGTTTATCAGATTATTCATAAACTGGGGTAATGCTTACCGTTCTATATCCTTTGAACGAGAGGCTTTCTGTAATGAGAATAATCCCGAGTATTTAAAATCTAGAAAACCTTTCAGCTGGTTATACTACTTGGTTCATAAAAGTTAGTAATCCCCGTTATGGCTACTATACTTATACAGAATGAAAACTGGGTCTTTGATGATGGTGGAACAGGCTACCATCCACCAGATTCTGAGTTTTATGGGTATTATGTGCCACAAACAGAAGTCAGTGATCTTACCATAAATACTAATTATATATCCTCTAATAATGTTAATGGGTATATAATTGAGGCCGGTGATGAGGGGGTTGCTAGTACTAATAACTATTTTGATGGTGCTTTAGTACGTAATAACTATATTAAGTGGAATGGTACTCTTGCCATAGGCATAATAACTCACGGCCTATTTTTTGGATACCAACTAGATGTAGAGTTTAAATATAATTATCTTGATAATGTACCAATGGGCATAATAAGGAAGTCCAATGGTATGACAGATACTGCAGGAGTAGTAGCATATAATATAATCGTAAATGGGGCACCTGGTGTTGTCTGTAAGGGCATGAACGGTGTCAGGATATACAATAATACTTTTTATAGTGATCACTCATCTACAACCTGTAATAGGGCAATGATAGAATTATACTATAATGATAGTATAGGTGTATCTGCAACATCAGAAAACTGTAAGATCAAGAATAATATCTTTTATTCAGTAGAAAATAGCATAAGGTTTATCAGTGTAGATGCCTATTCAACAACGGGGTTTGAATGTGACTATAATATCTATTGGTGTGAAAATAGTGTAAATAATGAACCTATCTTTAGTTACCATGGTTCTACTTATTCATGGACACAGTGGAGGGCATTAGGTTATGATGCCCATTCAGTGATAATGAATCCCAGATTTACTTCGACTACCAATACTTATGACCCGTCAACGGGTAGGGGGGATTTTGGTTTTATTCCTGCATATAGGCTTAACTATGGGGTTAATCTGGGGTTAGGTTTATTGGTAAGTCATGGCCTTGACTTCGAGAATGTCTGGAGTACATCAACAAGTGATGGTTCACTTAAAACTCAAATACAGGATAGTAATTGGCAGGTAGGGGCCTATGTATTAAGGACAGGCAATGATATAGGTGGAGATTGGTATCTTGCACCTTGGGGTAGTGATACATTAGGAGATGGGTCATTTAATAATCCATATTTTACACTTGATAAAGTATGGCCTTACTTAAGTCCAGGGGATACTGTCTATTTACGTGGGGGTACATATATAAATACTGCAAGACAGGATCTAACGGGTATAGATGGTACTATTAATAACCCAATAAATATATGGGCTTATCCGAATGAGACCCCCATATTTACAGATGATGGTATAGCTACATATGGTACATGGCCCGCATCATATATCTACTTTTCCGGGGATTATTTCCATTGGAGGGGTATTGAGTGGTCACATATAGAGCAAAGACCAGGACCTACTGGGGGTGGTTGGTGTTTATGGGTTAATAGCTGTAATTATAATACTTTTGAGCTACTTAATTTCCACCATTGTAGTGCGGCATTTTCATTATATGGTAATAGTACAGGTAATTTAATCCTTAATTGCGGTTCTCACCATAACCAAGACCCATATTCAGTTCTACCTTATGAACATGCCGATGGTATATCCGTTCATTATATAACCGAGGGGTGTAGTAATATAATGCGTGGTTGTAGGATGTGGTGGAATTGTGATGACGGGTTAGATATGACCCAGAGTAATGGCTACTTATTAATAGAGAATTGTTGGGCTTGGTATAATGGGTATATACCTGATACATTTACTGCTGTAGGTAATGGTATGGGGTTTAAGTTAGGGAATACTACTAATGATTATAGTACTACATTTTTAAGAACAGTAAGGAATAACATAGCATTTTACAATAGAAGATCTGGGTTTGATCAAAATGAGGCTAATTGCAAAATGTATGTATATAATAATATAGCCTATTACAATAGAAATAGCCCAACTGGTTCTGGCTTTATGTTCTATTGGTATGATCTGGCCCATATCTTTAGGAATAATATAAGTTTTGATAATAGGGATGAAAATTATTATGGGGCTCATACTAATGCTATAATAGATCATAATAGCTATGATGACCAATGGCAACCTACTGGCCCAGTAATAACCACCGCAGATTTTGTATCAATAGATGCAAATCAATTAGAAGCTCCACGTCAATACGATGGTAATCTACCCATTTTAAACTTCCTTCATTTAGCTCCTAGTTCAGGGTTAATTGGTGCAGGAATAGATGTTGGTATAGATACAGATGGTGATGGTAAATACTGGAATACCATACCATCATTAGGGGCTTTTGAATATGTAGAACAATTGCCGGGATACTATGTGGCACCTTTTGGTAGTGATGTGTCTGGTACTGGTACATTCAGTAATCCTTATGCTACGTTACAGGAAGCATGGGATAATCATGCAGCAGCAGGTGCTACAATATACATGCGTGGGGGGTTGTATGAAATAGATTCATATCAACGTATTGATCTTGCAGATGGTACTAGTGGTAATACTATAAAGATATATAATTACCCAGGTGAAAAACCCACAATAGTTCCTTCTTCTTCATATCCCGAGACAAGTACTGATGGCGGTATTTATTGTTACCAGGTTGATTACATACATATTCGGGGTATTGAGTTAGCTCATTTTGTACAGAATAGGTATGGTGGGTATGATTCAGATTATTATTGGGGAGGAAGAAATTCTCTTCAATTTTATCAATGTAATTATTGTATAGCTGAACTTATAGATGCTCATCATGGTATGTTTGGTATTACTATAAATGGGCTAGGTTCAACTGGGAATTTACTTCTTAATTGTGATGCTCATGATAACCATGACCCATATACATGTGGATATGAATATGGGGGTGTTGATGGTATAACGATAAGGGTAGAAACACCAGGGACATATCATACCATGAGGGGTTGTAGGATGTGGAATAACTCAGATGATGGTGTTGATTTATGGGCTAGTACGGGTTTAATAATAATAGATAAATGTTGGTCATGGCATAATGGTTATAGAGAGGATGGGGTTACAATAGGTGGTGATGGCGGTGGATTTAAGCTTGGCCCAGTTGTTAATGATCCTTATACGGGATATGAAAACCAGCATCTCAGAACTATTACAAACAATATTGCCTTTAATAATCGTGGTAATGGTTTTGTACAAAATGCCGCTTATTGTATTATCCATTTCTATAACAATACCGCTTACCTAAATAACCTTAATGGGGTTGTATTAAATAATTTAAATACCCTATACCATATAGTACGTAATAACCTATGTTATAAAAATTATGGTACTACGGATGGTAGTAGAGGGTATGTAAGTTCAGTAGCTACAACAGACCATAATACTTTCCTTTATACTGGGGCTGTTAACAGTGCTTATACTGTAACAGATGCTGATTTTTCATCGCTTGATGCTAGTGTTTTAGGGGGTGAAAGGCAGTCTGATGGTTCATTACCATTACTTACTTTTTTACACTTAGCTAGTGGTTCAGATTTAATTCATGGTGGAGTAGATGTAGACTTATTAGAAGATGGTGATGGTAACCCATGGAATCCTTATACTCCATCATTAGGAGCATTTGAATACATACCAGAAAGTAGTGGGGGTATTATAGGCTTATCTTCTGGGGTATCATTAGTTATGGGTGGCCTTGAAGGAACAGGCCGTCTGTCAGGAGCTATCGCTGGGGATACTACTACATGGGCCTTTCTTGGATCTGCCGGGGTATTTTCTGGCCACTCAGATGGCCATGCTTCAGTTTATGGGTTGTTAACAGAATGGTCAGAATTTGTACCAGGTGTTATGAGATATACAGATTACTGGCCTGCTAGCCAATTAAAGGATTATAGTTCATATCCCGCACAAGAACATATAACTGTTGGCTCTAATTATATCAGTTGTCGAAACTTAAGTATAAGCCAGTTAAGAATAGTAATTCAGGGTAGTGAAAGTGAGATACATGAATTATCGAATATGGCTAATACTTGGGTGGCTGGAGGAGAGTATAGTAAAATTAATGCTTGGGCAAGGTATAAGGGGGGACAAGTAAGTTATGATGTTGCTTTACCTACTAACTGTTATGATAACCCATCCTTCATATATACAGCACCTGCTAATACATTAAAAGGTTTAAGCGATTTTGCTGGGTACTATCATTACGAAAATACAAGGCCTACTTACTGGGGATCTCCACATTCATCTTCTTATCAGGTAAGTACTACCCAAGAGATACGGGGGGGTTTACAACGTGGTAGGATGTGCCCAATTCTAGGTAGCGATGCAGAGGACGAAACTTATTGGGGTAGAGTAAAAGTACAAGCTTGGTTAAAGGTTAATGCCGGGTCTTACTCTTTAATAGGAACTAGTGATTATGTAAACCTAAGCGAACCTACTGGGGCTTCAGCTACTTTATTATATACTATGGGGACTCATGGGGAAACTGGGGGTAATACTTATACTCTTTGTCTTAGGCCAGTTTATATGGATTCTGATGGTAGTACTCCCCTTGCGGTATGCGAGGGGGGAGTAGAAATCATAACCTATACTATGATATAATTCTAGCGCTATGGGAATACTATTATTATAAAACTAAATGATATGAAAAAACTAATTATTTTACTCAGCATCGTCCTTTCATCCTGCAGTTGCCTGATAGGACAAATTCCTCCTGTATCCCTATTTGTCGATGAGACATGTGGGGCTGCTATGCCAGATATTCGGCCTATGTTAGAATGGCGGGATAATTGTGGTATTGATACCGTAGAGCAAACGCCCACTCCAGGTACTTGGTTAACAGAAAAGTATAACACTGTTCACATTCGAGCTATAGATAAGTTCGGAAATTATACCGATGCCTTGGGATCTGTTGAATTGCTTGATACTATTCCCCCAGAGCTTATCGGGGTTGACAGTACATTAATAACCCAGGTATATCAAAATATTACTTCTCTTTATAATACGGCTGATCGTCTATTAGCCATCAATGAGATGTGGTATGATAATACTTTTCCTTGGGATGATGTAGAGTTTGAATATATTGATAGCTTGGGGGTAGTACAAACTCTAAGAGGTATACCAGAAGAACTTAGACCAACCAACCTATATTGTAATTATACTATGGTAACTGCTACTCCTGCCTGTTATGCTTTTTTGGGGGAGGGGTCTAGATATACAATATTTGTTAGGCCAGGCGATACTTTTACTATCCCTTACTAGGGATATTTCCTAAAAACAACACCAATTAAACTATAATTAAATAACTCTCATGAAGACTATTACTATCAAAGTTTACAACACAAAACTATCAAAGCTTAGGGCTGTAGCACCGGGTACTGAAGATCGTAATATGGATACCAGAGACCTGGTAGAAGTAGTACTTGATCAAATCCCTAACGGAGGTTTTACCCCAAAAGATATCAGAGACAGGAATCGTATACAAAAGGTTATTGATAAAAGTCGTGAAGATGAACTCGCTGAGGCCCTTATCTTCGAAGATGAAGATTTCAAAAACCTTACTGCTCTGGCTAATACTTCTAGGTGGGGATCTAGGAATGCAGATCTCCTTGATTTCTTAACACCCTTTATTAAAGAAGACGCTGAGTAATGGCTACTCCGAACCAAACCGCTGGGTTGATATTCCCCCTTGTATTAACAAGTGGTAGACATACCTTATCGGAATATATGGACTTGATCAAATCATCTCTCAAGATAATACTGTCATGGCCAATGTATACTCGTTTTTATGAGGGGGAATTTGGTTCGAGGATACACGAGGTCATAGAAGAACCTAATGACGACATTCTGATAAACCTTATAAGGAGGTTCGTCATAGATTCTATTTCAACTTGGGAGAAGAGGATTGAGTTAACTAACCTATCCATATTCAGGCAAGCCCCCGAGAAACTTACTATCGACTTAACTTACAGGATACGGGAGTTAAACCTGGAGGATAATTTCTACTATAATTACCCAATACAATAACGAGATGGCATTAGATAATACCTGGGTCGGCTACCTACAGCGTAGTTATAAAAGTATTAAGGCCTCTATCCTTTCTAGGTTAGAGGTTTTGGTACCTGAGGTTACAGACAGAAGTGAAAGCAATATATTAGTTATTCTTATTGGAGCCTTTGCTGGCTTAGTAGAACAACTGAATTACTATATAGATAACATGGCCAGGGAGCTTTATTTACCGACTGCTCGTAGGTATAGCTCAGTAGTAAAAATAGCCAGGCTCTTGGATTATCGAGTGATGGCTAAGGTAGGGGCCACTGTTGACCTTACAGTTACTGCTCTCGATTCTTC